GGCTACAGATTTAAACGCAAATGGGCTGGGAGAAGATGAAGTCGAGAAAAGTATCGCGCGGGGATATTTGGAGAACATCCAATTTATCAATGAGGTAATGGCGAGGAAGGCATGAGCCAGCAGCTTCTTGCCGATTTAAACCAGGTCTGGTCGACGGACCTCGATGCGTCGAATTCGGGGGACGTGCAGACGGTTACGGGATCGGATCGTGGCCAGCAGCGGGTATTGAGGCGGCTCATGACGAATCCGGGCGACTACATTTTCCAGCCCGATTACGGCGCCGGGCTGCCGCAGTACGTGGGCCAAAATCAGAGCAAGGACACTCTGGATCAAATCGCAGGAACATGCAAGGGACAGATGCTCCTGGAGGCGTGCGTAGCGGAGTCGCCGGCGCCGAGAGTGAGCATACAGCAGCTTCCGGACTTTTCGCTTTGGGTTTACATCCAATACGTCGATGTGCCCACGGGGACTCCCGTGGTGCTTTCGTTCAATGTCGAGAACGATTGAAGGAGTTTTAAGTTTTAAGTTTTTAGTTTTTAGCCAACTCAAAACCGACAACCAACAACTAAAAACTCATCGCGGAGCGATGGATGCCTCTTAATACGCAGACCTTCAGCAGCATTGTACAAAACGCCGCGTCCTATGTGCAGGGGGCGGCTTCGGCGCTGGTGGATTTTAACGTCGGGTCGATCTGCCGGGTCATCATGGAGGCGGCGGCGGCCATTGTGATGTGGCTGCAGGCGCTTATCCTCCAGGTAGCGGCTTTGACCAGGGCGGCGACGTCGAGCGGATCGGATCTCGATAGCTGGCTCGCGGATTTTGGTTTTGCGCGCCTGCCGGCGGTTGCGGCCCAGGGCCAGGTGACTTTTTCGAGGTTTTCCACGGGCCAGCAGGCGGTTGTGCCGGTAGGGGCCGTGGTGCAGACGGCGGACGGAACTCAAACCTATACGGTCATTCTCGATACGGGCAATGCGGCCTACAGCGCGAGTCTGGGTGGCTACGTGATCGCGTCCGGAGTGTCGAGCGTTTCGGTAACGGTTGCAGCCAACAACGCCGGGAGCCAGGGGAACGCGGCGGCGGGGGCAATAAGTGCGATCTCGCAGGCGATCACCTACGTCGACACGGTCACGAACGCGAGCCCGTTTACAACGGGGGCTGATGCGGAAACGGACGCGGCCGCCAGGGTGCGATTCGTCGCATGGCTGAATTCGCTGAGCAAGGCCACGCTGAACGCAATCCAGTTTGCGATCGCTAGCCTGGGGAACGTAGTGAGCTACACGATCACGGCCAATTATGCCTATAACGGCGCTTATCAGCCGGGCTATTTTTATGTGGTTGCAGACGATGGCAGCGGGGACCCGTCTTCGGGTTTTTTAAATGAGGTGCAGGCCGCAATCGCAGCCGTGACGGGATTTACGATCAACCTGGGAGTCTTCAGGGGTTCGGAAGTTACGGCCACGGTGGCGATGACGACCGGCGCGGCGCAGAGCGAGGTCGGGGCGGCCCTCCAGAATTACATCAACGGGCTGGGAGTTGGAAGCGGCCTCTCGTGGGCGCGGCTTTCCCAGGTGGCGTTCGACGCGGCGCCGGGGGCTTTCACGACGATCACGGGAATAACTTTGAACGGCGGGACCAGCGATCTCGCGGCTACGGACCAGCAGATCATCCGGGCGGGAACGATCACGGTGAGGTAGGGCAGGGGATTAGACTGAAGGCGCTTAGGCTGAAGGCTTTTAGGCAATATATATCGGTGCGAGAGGGCTAGGCATGGCTATAGAGTCGAACTCAATGTGAAGAGGGATATGCGTTACTATGCTCCGTTTTATGAAGGGAAGTTGGATTTTAAAACAGGAGCCTGCTTTGAGGTTTGTCCTTCATGCTACAGGGCGGCTGAACGATTTCGCAAAAGGAGAAGGCTGATGACGTGCAGGTCGAGGGTTTTAGGTTTACCTAAACCCCTTCAGCCTAATCCCCTAAACCCCCAGAAAGGCACGCAGTGAAGGACTTTAAATGGCCATTGGCGATCAAAACGATATCCTGAGCAGGCTTATACGGTACATGCCGAGATCGTGGTTCGATCAGAATTCGAACCCGATCCGCGATGCACTGCTTTCGGGGATGGCCGGCATTTTCGCCGCAATCTATACGCTGCTTGGCTATGTGCGCCTCCAGACCAGGATAAAGACGGCGACGGAGGGTTTTTTGGACCTCATAAGCCAGGATTTTTTCGGCGGGGCTCTCCCGAGAGAGACAAACGAAACCGATGGACATTTTCTAATCAGGATCCAACTCAATCTTTTCCGCGAACGGGGGACGCGGCTGGGCGTGATCGAGGCGCTCGAGGACCTGACCGGCCGCACTCCGATCATCATCGAACCGATCATGCCTAGCGATTGTGGAGGCTACGGCGCGCCGAATTCGGGCTATTGCGTAGCGGGGGCCTACGGGTCCACGCTTTTACCGTATCAGGGATTTGTCGTCGCATACAGGCCGTACACGTCGGGAATCCCGAACGTGGCCGGATACAATACGTCGCCTGGCGGCTACGGCGTTGGGAGGATTGAATATTGCTCGTTGGATATGATTGTGGGGCAGGTCACGGATGCAGACATCTATGCAGCCATCGCCTCGGTCATTCCAGAAGGCACGATCGCCTGGACGAGGATCAGCAACTAAAGGAGCTAAGCGATTATGGACAGACATATTGTATATCCCGGGCAGAATCCGCTCGATACCGACCTGCTGTATCCTCAAAAACATGCTTTTATAGCGCTGGCAAAGCTCGCTGCGGCAATTTTGGGGACTAACACGCTGGCAAACGGACTGGCGTGCAACCCGACGTCGCCGGCGTCGCTCGGCATCCTTGTGGGGCCCGGCGAATTATACGCGCTGGAAAACGTAGACCCGAACGCTTACGGCAGCCTGGCGGCGGATACGACGCACAGCATCCTGAAGCAAGGAATTATCATGGATGCGGTGCAACTGACGCTTACACCGCCGGGCACGTCCGGCTATTCGATAAATTATCTAATCGAGGCGGCGTTTAGCGAGGTGGACGAAAATCCGATTGTGCTTCCTTATTACAACGCTTCCAATCCGGCATTGGCGTACTCGGGGCCGAGCGGAGCGGGGACGGCGCAAAATACGCTCCGGCAGGATACGATTGCTTTCGTGGCGAAGGCGGGAGTTGCGGCGGCGACGGGAAGCCAGACGACGCCGGCGCCGGATTCGGGATATGTGCCGCTGTGGGTCGTGACGGTTGCGAATGGGCAGACGACGATCACGAGCGCCAATATCTCGCAGGCCTCCGGAGCGCTCTTTCTGACTGAAACGCTGCCGGTAAAAATCAGTGAGGCGACGGGCGATGCCAGGTACCTGCAACAGGTGAACGCGCGGATCAAATTGACCGCTAATCTCACCCTCTATGTGAGCCCGAGCGGGAATGACAGCAATAATGGGCTTACGGCCGGGACGCCGTTTGCGACGATTCAGCATGCGTGGAATATCGCGACGACGATGTACGACCTTGCCGGGTGGGACATTATAATTCAACTTGCCAATGGAACTTATACGGCAGGCCTATCCGCAACGGGGGTCGCACTTGGGTCTACAGGCCCAAGCGGCTCAGTGTTTATTAACGGCAATTCCGGCTCTCCCGGGTCCGTTATAGTCAATGTGTCCGGCGGAACATGCTTCTTTGCTGAAACCGGCGCCCAATTTATTGTCCAGAATCTCACTGTTGAAGGGGGTGCGGGCCTGGCAGCCATTGGCGCAGGATCGGTGATCTTTTACTTAAACGTCATATTCGGTGCATGCTCCAGCGGCCATATTTCTGTTTCATCGAATGCATATATACTTTGCAACGGGTCCTATGCGATCAGCGGCAGCGCGCCTTTTCACGTTTTAGTCCAGGGGGGAGGCACATTCTACGTAAACACGGCTGTAACGGTAACTCTCACCGGAACTCCCGCTTTCAGCAGTGGGTTTATAGATGCGGCAACATTGGCCCAAGCAACTGTTGCCGGCATGAGCTTCAGCGGTTCAGCGACAGGCCCGCGCTATGCAGTTGCAAGCAATGCGATCATTAACACCAATGGAGCGGGCGCCTCATATCTGCCGGGGAGTACTGTGGGGTCTACTGCCACGGGAGGCCTCTACCTCTGAGGAAGGATTTTATATATGAAGCAATATAATCCGGCGAATTGGTACTGGGCGATTGCGGGGAACACAACCGAGGTATGGTCGAGTGCGGCGGCGGCGTTTGTTTCGGTGACCGATGCCAGTTGTGAGGCCTGGCTCTCCTCGGGAGGAATCCCGACGAATATTCTATCGGCTTCGGAACTTTACGATGTTCTGGCGGCCCAATATCCTCCAGGGATCGGCCCAACTTTGGGGCCGCTTACGCCTCAGCAGAATTATGACTCCGCGATTGAGGCGGGCTGCCAGATCGTATCGACGTCGACGCCGGCGATTTCAGGGACTTATCCGCTCGACGATTCAACTCTTCTCAAAATGGTGGGCGAGCAGAACTATATCCAGCTAAAGAGCGCCTTCACAAATGGGGCGACAACCAGGGGCTGGCTCGACGTTTCCGGTGGGATCCACGTTTTCCCGAATACGGGCGCGTTCACAGCTTTCGGGGAGGCGGTGGCGGCCTATATGGATGCTTTGCAGACTGCATTGACGACCGCTTTGCAAGGGGGCTCCTGGGTTGCGCCTGGTCAGCCGGTAACGATACCGTAATTCTAGAATGTAAGGAGCAGGCGGGGAGATACCAGACTCCCCACCGACCCGCAGTTGGCGCTGCGGACCACAGCCGAAACTGTTGCTCCCACCCACGTGGGCGACGTGGAAAAAGAGCAAAGAGCAGGCCAAATCCGCAAAGGATGCCAAAGAATGAAGAGCCCGCTGTGCTGGATGGGCGGCAAAAGCCGGCTTGCCCGAAAGATTATCGAATTGATCCCGCAGCATGAAGCGTACGCAGAAGTATTCGCAGGGGGAGCGTGGGTCTTTTTCGCAAAGGCCGAATCGAACTGCGAATCGATAAACGATTTGAACAGTGACCTGGTCGTTTTCTATAGAGTTCTGCAATATCACATCGAGGAGTTCTGCCGGCAGTTCAAGTTTTTGCTGGCCTCGAGGGAATGGTTCAACGATTGGAACAGGCAGCTCGCGGCAGGGGGATTGACCGACGTGCAGAGCGGCTGGCTTCGATTAAGGGTAAATTCCTGATGAGCATCAATGATGTTGCGGCGATTCGTGAGCAGTTTCGTCCTTTTCGTATTCGTCAGGTCGATACAACTTATTGTTCTCATAAAATTACTAATACGAAGGTGCGAGAGTTACTCATTAGTAATTACTGATGCATGGCCGAGGGGGCTATCGCCGGGTTTTCGGCAGAACATGCCGAAACTTCAAAGCTGCGATTGAATAAAATCATACAGTTAGACTGATCCGTTTCGGCAGAATCTGCCGGAATTCTATCTGTAGATCTATAGATCAACGCATGTGCGGACGCAGGATGATATGCGCGGAGGGGGAAAGCCATGCGCTGATTCCATGCTTTTTGGGGAGCAGTATGAGGAGTTTATGATGATCTAATTGGGTTCCTTTATTGCTCGGTTTATCAGTTAAAAACAGCGGGTGGGATCCGTCGAAACGGAACCCTATTTCTGCGTCTTGAGTCTGCTCGGCTGGTTCCTTCTCGGTTTCAAAACTATTTTGACGATGTCAAAGAATTTTGAGCTTCGGTTATCGCGATTTTGCGGCTAAACTTATCGCGTGCCGCTATAGAGCAGGGGGGGGCAGCAGGAAGCAAGAAGCAGGAAGCAAGGAGCAGGAAGCAAGAAGCAGGAAGCAGGAAGCAAGGAGCAAAAACTTCCCGCTCCTCGCTTCCTGCCACCTTCAGATTAGAACTGAATCAGATTGGCCCCGTAATTCAAACCGCCGCCAAACGCAACGGTAGCTACCAGGCTGCCCTCGCGGATCATATTGCACTCAATCGCCTCATCCATCGCTATTATGACTGAAGCGCTGGCGGTATTCCCGTACCGGTCGAGATTTACGTAGAACTTTTCGAACGGTATATTGAGAGTCGAAGATATTTCCTTGAGGATATTTATGTTTGCCTGATGGCACATGAAGCAATCGACATCGTCCAGGGAAATTCCGGATTCCTTGGCCAACCTCACCAGGATTTCCGGCCCCCTTTTCATGGCGAACTCTTTAATAGCTCGTCCGTTCATTTTCAGATAAACCGAGTTCGGATTTGAAAGTCTTTTGAACGGGATTATGGTGCCCCCGCCGAAAACGCCCACTTCTTCACACAGGTGGCCATCGGATCCAAGACATGAGTGCTGGACGCCTTTTCCGTCGTTGCCGGCTTCAAACAGGATCGCCCCGGCGCCGTCGCCGAAGTAAGGAAAAGTGCTGAAATCGTTCGGATTGAGAATCTTGGAATACATTTCGGCCGCAATGAACAATACGTTTTCGAACCTTCCGGACCTTATCAGGGCATCGGCCATGCAAATGCCGTAAGTGCTGCCTGCGCAGACAGAATTCATGTCGAAGGCAAAAGCCTGAGGTGCGCCCAGGGCGGCTTGCGTGCGGGTGGCGGTCGGGGGCTGCACGCGGTCCGGAGATGAGGTTGAGAGCATAATGCCCTGCAGTTTGTCGGCCGGAAAATTCGCCTTCTCGAGACACTTGCGGCCCGCTTCGATGGCCAGG